AGGTGATGCTATTCCGAGAGGGGCAGCAGGCGTTGGAGTGGTATCCTAATGGTAGGCCCATTCTTTCTGCGTCACAGAGTGGAACCACCGTTACAATGCGCGTCCGTGAACACGGGCTTGTGGCAGGAACATCTGTAGTTGTCGCTGGTCTAACTGGTGGCACTCCAGCCAACGGAACATTTACGGTTCTTTCTGGCGCAGGGCTAACTCAAGACCAGTTCCAATACACCTTTGCTACAAGTCAGACCCAGACCTTTGTGGTAACTTCCGCCACTATGACTGACGGATTTACATTCTCTCCGGGCGGGGCTTACACTCAACCACAAGTATTTAATTCTAGCGGTAACCAAGTTTCGGTTTCTAATGGAGAGGTTTCCTTAAACCTTGGCGTATCCAACAATACCGTATTTGCTGGTGATGTTATTAGGGTTTACGAAAGCACGGTTCCAGAATTCTCAGCAATTGTTGGACAGGAATTCCAAGTGTCGTCGGCAACGCTGACAAACATCAAATTCTTTGCGCCTGTGGCAAATATCACTGCAAGCGGTTCCACTGGTCAGATTGAGTTTGGTGGTAGGTTCAGCGAGGGCGGTGGGTTCATGCATCAACCGGGTGCGCCTTGGGGTATTCACTTCCAACGCCGCCTGTGGGTTCCGTATTATTACGACCAGTCTGGGGCTTACAACGCAGTCACCTACACCGACCGCAAGATCACAGACGAGATTGCCGTATCCGACATTCTTGACACCACTACATTCGACCAGATCGAAAACCAGTTCCGTATTTCTGGTGGTACTGCTGACTATGTGGTTGGGATGCATGGGTTCTACGACGATGCGTTGATTGTCCTCAACAGAAACAGCATCCACCAGATTAAGGGGACTCAGGGGACTCTTCTAGACACTAGGGTTACAGAACTAACCTCCGAGGTTGGCTGCTTAGCTCGCAAGTCCGTAGTGATGAGGGCTAACACCATGATGTTCCTGTCGGACGATGGGGTGTATGGTATAGAGTTCCTTAACGATTACAACCTTCGCGGGGCCGAGGAGCCAATTTCCAAGAATATCCAGCCATATATCGACAGGCTCAACAAGGATTTGTCCAACAAGTCGGTTGGAATCCTGTTTGATAACAGGTACTACCTTGCGGTTCCGCTGGATTCCGCTCCGGGCATTAACGATGCTCGCGGAAATAACTCAATCTTGGTGTACAACTTCCTAAATGGAGGATGGGAATCGCTAGACACCTTTGGTGACACTAGATTCTTGATTGAAGACCTTATTATTGGTTCAGCGGGGGTAAGGAACAACCTGTATGCTGTGACCGCTAACGGTGGATTGCACCAATTAGAAGCGTTTGATGACTCTAATGACACTATTAGCGTATCCAACACTAATGATGTTAAGACATCAGCACCCATTCTGTCTAAACTAATCACCCGTGGCTACGACCTTGAGACATTGGAGCGGAAAAGGTACACCGACTCGCAGATCAATATGCAGGGGTTGCCCAGCCAGAATTCTGAATACCTAATTGAGTTTGCCGCTGAAGACCCAGACAACTCATCGACTATTGGCACTACCACTCAATTCCTTGATGGACAAATCTTACAATCAACCAACCCATTGGAGGCTGAAACAGCAAGCATTAGGTGCAGGCTTGGTGGTATTAGGGGCTATACAGGAACCATGATCTTGACAAGAACACAGGGTTCAGCCAAGATAAACTCAATCAAAGTTGCTGGATCAGTAACAAATAGACAAATCATCTCACAGAAATAAGTTATGGGCGCGGTTAATACAACATACACCTTTACTGCTACTGACACAATCACTAGCGCAAAGATGAATAATATCATCGACGAAACCGTGATGACTTCTGACGCTGTTCTTGGCGGATCTGGTGGAAGCGGTGGACTGGATATTGCGTCTGGCAAGTTGAGCATTTCCGCTAATGCAATTAACTCCAGTAGGCTCGCCGCAAGTTCGGTTACAACTAATGCCATTGCTGATGAAGCAGTAACCCCAGTAAAGCTTTCTCCATTTGGCCCGGCATGGAGTAACGGACTTAGCAACTTTAACATTCAGCAAAACGTTCTTGAGCTTGCTACTGGTATTACATCAAATTCTGGATGCTTTATTGACTTCCATTCAGTACACCCATTAACTGATTATGAGACTAGGATTGTGAGGGATACTGGAGTAGATGGGTGGTTTGCAATTCAAAACCAAGGAGCGGGAAGAATCTCATTTTCATCCGCTGGAGGGTTCCAGTTTGCGGATGCCCATATGCCCAATCCTGTTGGTAATGCTCCACTTTTTGGTGTTAGGGCATGGGTTAACTTTAATGGAAGAACCACAAACGGAACCTGCACAATTAGATCAAGTGGGAATGTAAGCAGCGTTGTTAGAACTAACACTGGAAAGTATACAGTTAATTTTACCACTCCGATGCAAGGACTTAATTACATGGCAATATGCAATTCTGGGTCAGCGGGGACACCAAGGTTTGCTTGTGCCGATAGAACAAGCATTACTACTAGTTCGATTAAAATTGAAATTGACAACCTAAGTGGAGGCCCGGCTGACTTGAGTGAAAACAATGTCATGATTATGGAATGAACCAGCACCTAGCTAAAGCAATAGCAATAAAATAAAATTATGGGATTTACGGATACATTTAAAAAATTGGTTGACCCATTCGGGTTTGTTACTGGAGGGGACAAATCTGCTCCACAACTTCCACAAATAACTGATTATTTGAAGCCCGGTAAAAAAGGCCAACCAAGCATGGCCAATAGAACCGTGTCACAAATGGAGGGTTATTATGGTGCAGCAGTCCCGTCTAGCATGAGAATGCTCGACCTGTATGGGCCGGGATTCATGGATCAAGGTTTTCGTTTTGGTGGCCAAGGGGTTACTGGCTTTATGGGCTTACAACAACAAGCTGGTGCTGGGGCTGAACAGCAAATGGCAGACCTTCGCGCACAAGAGTTTGGAACGATGGCAAGCCAAGCCCCAATGTTCCGAGGATTTGCTGAAACCTTGTCTCCAGAGCAAGCGGCAATGGTGCAAGCATCTACCGATGCTGCAAATAGAGCAACCGCATCCGCTCAAGGTGTGACCCCACAGGAACAACGGATGTACCAGCAGGCTGCTAGAGAAGCTGCGCAAGCATCTGGTCGTCTTGGTGGAAACGCCGCTATTGCCTCAGAGGTCATGGGGCGCGAAAATGTGCTAGCTCAAAAACGAGCGGAAGCAGACGCAGCTAGACAACGCGCATTTGCACAGGCTGGGCAATTTTACACCGCGCCGGGGCTTGAGTCGTTGCGTTCAGCACCGATTTCATATGGAATGGGAACAACCATAGCAGGCATGGGGCTTAACCTTGGCCAAACTATGACTCCGCAATTTGACTATAATCTTCCATTGGGTCTGGCTAGGGAAAAAGCTGGTGCGATTGACGCTCGGAACATGGCTCAATACAATGCAAACGCTCAATTTGCAGCGCAACAACAACAAGGCAAATCCGATGCTATGGGAAGCATCATGCAAATGATCCCCGTGATCATGTCGGCTTCAGATAGAAGGCTAAAGACAGACATTAACAAAGTTGGTAAAACTAATTCTGGACTACCGATCTACACCTACAAATATAAGGGTGCTCCTAAAACCCAAATGGGAGTTATGGCTCAAGATGTTGAGAAAAAGAATCCAAAAGCCGTTAAAGAATTTGGTGGCTTTAAGGCAGTAAATTACGCACTAATTAAATAACATCATGGCACTCGTAGCAGGACAAGTACCTTTATCTGGTTATCAAATCCCAGATTACTCTGGAGCGGCACAGGCAGGACAGGCTTATGGAGCGGCATCCACTGGGCCATACAATATGATTTCCAGTATAGCTCAAACTGCTGGCGACTACTTCAAGCAGCAGGGGGAGAAGAAGAAGCAGGTTAAAGCCGCCTCAACGCAAATTGAGGCCGCTCTTAAACTCATGCCAGAACTTACCCCGATCCTTGGAGATGTTGGTAATAGACTCAAGGACGAGGATGTCTCGTTGACAGATAGATTCGCAGACGCATCAGTTGTCTCCGATCTCATCAAGAACAGCATGAGCGGACTAATGAGCCAGCAGATGATGAACCTTCGCCAGCAGAAGTTCGCCGCATCGCAAGCCCAGGCATCTGGAGGAGGTGCTTCTGGTGGTGGTGAAGCTCCGACTGGATATATCGTTCGATAAATACACAATTTTAATAGATTTGTAATGGACTTTAATACATACTTAAAACAAGAACTTGGGTTTCAACCTGGACAGGTGATCCCCCCAAACAAGGTTGCGGGGTTTAAGGAAAAATATAACAGGCATTTAAAGTCCCAGCAAGAGGAGTCTCGGAAGACTGCGGAAAGGCAACAACAAGAGCAAGCAAATGCCGCTCGTATTGAAGGCGCGTCAGCATTGTTTGGGGCAAAGGTTGAAGAAGCTCAACAACAAGGCAGACCACTAAACCCAAAATTGGTCGAATCTGCATTCAAACTTATTGGAGCTGGGCAAATCGAGCAAGCCGATAAAGTTTCAGCGGCTTTGTTTGCAGAGGAATCAGTAAATGAAGAACAAAGGCTAAAAGTCGAAGAGGCAAAGTCAAAACAGCAAACGGAAAGTAAGCAATCAATGGAAGTAGCCGAAAAAGCCGCAGAGGGGATTAGACTTACAAATGACTTGTCAAACTCGCCAGGATTTTCTGGAGTTTTTGGTGTTGGTTTAGGAACTAGGTTTTTGCCAGGTACTGATGCAAGGGACGCAGACGCAACCAGAAAAAGATTAGTTGCCTTAGCTTCAACGGATGCAATTAAAGCATTCCAAGGTTATGGTGCAATGTCCAACATTGAATTCAAAACTGCTCAAGAGGCGGCAACTTCATTGGCTGATACTGGAATTTCAGAAGAAAAAGCAGCAAGCGAAATAAATAAACTTAGGTCATACTTTGGGAAAGCCATAAGAAACGCCGAGGAATTTGGAAAAATTCCTAAAGGTGCGTCTGAGTCGTTAATTTCGCAAGCTATGCAGAATTTGAAAGTCGACAAAGATAAAGATAAAGAACAACCTAAAACAGCGGCGCAAAGGCTTAAGGAAAAAACTCAAGGTCGATAATTAAATGGCAAATCCAGAAGAAGAGAAGGCAGATCCAGAAATCAGCAAGCTCGAAAGGGATGCTATTTTTGAGTACCTTGACCAAGAGAAGGCAAACCTAGAAGCTCAGAAGAAATCTTACGAGTCGGTTAGTGATGTTGTAACTCAGCCAGACCCTAACGACATTAGTTTTACTAGTCCTGCGTTTGCAGAGCTGCAAACTCCACAAGAATACCAGATTCCAGAATTTACCACCGAAGAGGGCATGAAGGCCCGTGGACTTCTGGATCAAGATGGAAATGCAACACAGCTTGGCGAAGATTACCTTTTGCTGGAGGATCGTGGACTTGTGGAGAATGGTGTATTGACTACCAAAGGCGAGGCCTTTATCACAAGTCGTGATGAAATTGTAGATTCATCCACATGGTATGATAACGGAATGAGGGATGAAGACCTTGATGAAAAGAAAGCTGAAATGCTTGCAATCAGGGATGCTAACAAACTTGACGAAGAACCATCAAAACCGTTTTTAGAGACATTTAAAGAACTTGGCGAGGGGGCTGTAGATTTTGTTAAATACTCGTATGATATTGCCAACAACTTGCCGCCATTAGCTTTGATTAGTGCTGCCGTTGGTCAAGGTGAGTCAATAGATGAAAAAATAGCAGAAACTGCTGAATTTGCTGATAAATTTATAGAAAACTCGACTATCGGCTCCGCTAAACTTGGAAGGTTTTTGGGTCGTGGTGGTGTCGCTATTTCCGAAGCTACTGGACTAATGTCTCCAGAAGAAGCTGACAAATACAACAAGAAACGAAATCTTGGATTGGCTTATGTTAAAGACGCTCAAGAGAAACTTGATTCCGTTGAAGTTGCTAGTTTTGTTAAAGCTGGAGAAGTTGTTACTGATGCACTGGATGCAAATCGCAATCAATATATTGAAGAATTTGGAGCAGAAGAAGGAGAAAAGAAATTTCAAGAGAATTTAAGCGGAGCAGGTTTAGTTGCTGGAACTATTGCAGACCCTCAAGGTATTGCTGTTGGTTTGGCAACGGGCGGACTTGGTTTTGCGACTCAAGTAATAAGAGGTGCTAATGCGGCAAGAAAAGCCAAGAAGGGCATTGAGATAATCAATCATGGAAGGGAATTGAACGCAGCAAGGGCAACAGTGCTTTCCAATGCAACAAAACTTGCAGATGAGGCTGCGACCACATCGAGCCAACTTGATGATGCACTTCGTATTGGTGCTACGGAAAAAGCAACAGAACTTACTAAAAGGCTGGATGACCTAACGACCCAATCGCAAGCAGTTCAAACCCGCCTTGGAATTATTGATGACGGTATCCAGAATGTAAGTAAGACTGCAAATCAACTTGAGATTGGTTTAGATACAGCTAAAACTGCGGGTGATGCTGTTCGCGCAGTTGCATCTGGTGCGACAAAAGGAGTCTCGTATGGTGCGGAAAAACTTGGAAATGGTGTTGCTAGAGTTAATGGCTTCTTACGAAAAGTAGAGAGAAGTATATTTAGATACAGAATCCCATCTCTAATTGCTACAACGCTATCTATTCCTTTCCCACAGGCGGCAGCAGGATATGTCGGAGCAAGACTTGGATTGATCGCTTCAGTCCCTGCTCTTCGCAAGATGTCAAAATTTGGTAATGCGGTTAGCGAGGAATTGCTTGAAAGAAGTAGCTCAACACCGTTCTTTCGCCGTTTAGCCGCAAATGAAAGCGTTGGTGGTATTGGTCGCGCTGTGGCTACACTTGGTGATTACTCCACTCCGCTTGTTCGAGGTTTCGCCAGCATGGCTAAAGGGACTGCTCAAGCCGCTCCTGCTACATTCTCATACAACGCGATTAACTCTCAAGGAATTGACGAGAACACGCTTAAATACGCTGCCCGTGATGCATTGGTGTTTGGTGGTCTTGGGCGAGTCATTGGTGGTAAGAAGGACATGGAGCAGGTCAACATTGACCAGATGACCAACTATCGGAATAAGCTAGATGCTGACCAAATAGCCGTATTCGATGGACTAAAAGACCGTGACTTTAGGTATGCGCTTTCCAACATTGATGCGGCATACCCTGGGTCGTTCAAGTGGGAAATCAACACCACTGGCAACAACAAGTTTGACCCTGTTGGACAAAAAGCCGTTGTTAATATTAACGACAAGGTTGGCTTCTTAAAGGAAGTAGCCATGCACGAAGCTGGACATATGATTCAGCATGTGTGGCAAAAGGATAGCGCAATCGTAGCTCGGATGCTTGGTGACGATACTCAGCCAGGACTTGTCCGTAATCCAGACGGAACGCTAGACCCAGAGTTTAAAGCGTGGGCAGACGAATACAACAACTTGCGCAGGCAGAATGATATGACCCCAGCTGACTTGGGGGAACTTGCTATTGAGTATTATACCGATCAAGGTGTACAGACGCTACTGGAAGACACTCTTAAAGGAAACCTTTACAAAGAATCACGCAAAACTCCACTTCGCCGCGCCGTTGAAGGTAGTTTTAGAACATTGTTTAATGCTACGCCTATTGTCAAAAACCTGCACTTTAAGATGGGTGGCGCGACTGATGCTGGTGGGCGCATGGTGATGGGTACTGGATTGCTTACTGACGGGTTTAGGGAGCTGCCGGAAGTAAAGGCAATGGTGCGCCAAATGTACCGAGAAACCGCTGGCAAGCCAAAAGCAGCGAGAGTCCAGAAGGTTGTCGATGTTAAATCCGATAACCCTAAGCACTATCAAGCGACAAGCGTTTTAGATCAAGTTAATAAGCAAATCGTAGAGCGTGGCGAGAAGCTGCCAAACGGTGTCCTTATTCCAGACAAGAACGGCAACGGAGAAGGGATTCTTACTGATGACCACCTAAAGGCACTAGAGGAAGCTGGAGTTATTGATGATGGAGAGTTTGGTAAGGCTTTACTACTCCAATCTGAAATTGAAGCTTCAGTAAATCATGGTACACTTCTTGTTAACAAACCAATCAAGCAAGGTCGTTCAGAGCAATTTGGAGGACTTACTGAGAACTATGTGGTTCCTACAAAATGGGTATTGAAGAAAGGCCGCTTGTATCTTGAGGCAATGGACTTGCGCCAACTTGAGAAGAATGTTGACCGCGCAGTTAAAAACAAGATAGCTAAGGAACTAAACCTTACTCGCAAAAAAATCTACGAAGATATTGAGAAGTCCGTTGAAATCCAAAACAAGGGTGAATCGACTGATGCTTACTATCAAAGCGTAGATCCTAAAAACTGGCAGAGACGGAAGAACTTTATTAACTCTGTTCAAGGCCAACAAACAACTCGTCAACTTGGAATCAACCCAATGATGCAGAAGGTGTCGCCAGACCTTGTAACTGGAATTTACCGCACATTTGCGTTTGACCGACTTCAAAGCGCAATCAAGACTTCAGGCGATGTTGTTATCCCATACGGCCCTACATCGTACTACAGCCTTCGTGACAACTTGATGCCTCAGTCGCCAAGGTTCAATCGGGATGGTGAGTTAATTTATGAAAACAAAGAGCAAAAAACAGGTAGGATACCTTCTAAGCAAGGTGTCGCCATTGACCAGCAAGCAGCAGTCCAAACTCAAGAAGGAACTGCACAGCGGCAAGGTCAAGGTCAAGAAGGGCAAGTAAGGTTGATGCCGCAAGGCAAGTTGGATTCCGACTACATGAAGGCAGTCGAGTCTGGTAATGTCGAGGTGCAGCAGCGTTTGGTAGATGAGGCGGCAAAGAATGCTGGGTATAAAACCGAAGGCTGGCACGGCACTGTTGATGAATTCAACACGTTTGACATGCGCCGTGGCCGAGTAATGTTTTACACGAACCAAAAACTTGCGGAAGCTACCGCATCAGGGAGAGCGCTGGTGGATGGGGACAAATCCAAAGCTAAAACAATTCGAGCCTTCTTAAAGCTCGAAAATCCGTTTCGGGGAAGTCGATTTACTAAAAAATCTGATATTGGAAGCTCTGATTCTGTGATTACGGACAACGATGTAATCGTGGTTTTTGATCCATCGCAAATCAAATCCGCAGCGCCCGTCACCTACGACAATTTTGGCAATGTAATCCCGTTGAGTAAGCGGTTTGATATGGGCAGCGGGGATATTCGTTACATGCCACAAGGCAAACCCAAGGCAACAAGACTTGCATCTGAGTTGGCTAAAAGGTCAAAAGTGCCATTGTCAAAAGTACAAGGTTCTGGCGCGGGTGGGTCAATCACGCCCAATGACATCCGGGCTTACATTAGCGAGCAGGAAGGTAAGTTTAAACCATTGGCGTTCCAGAAAGAGCCACCTATGGCAGTCGATCCAACAATCTCAGACCTAGTCGGAAGCGAGGTTGAATTCCAAGGTCGCGTTGGGACTATTGTGGATGATGGTGGGAGGCCAGTCCTGCAAGATGCTGATGGTGTTGTTTACGAGCTTCCGTTTGGTTACTTTACTGATCAGAGTTCAAGGCAACTTGGAGTAAGTCCTACCGGCAAACGAGTTATTGACAAGAACAACTTAATCAAAGAGTTTGAAGAAACCTCAAGGCAAGAACTTCGTGACATCTTTGGCTACATTGACGATACAACCGACAAGATCGTTGAGCTTGCAGAACTTGGTAATTCCGTTAAAAGATCCAAAAACCGCAAGTCGGAAATTGTTCGTGAGACTCCAGAATTTCAACAGTATGTTCGTGGCGTAACCGATCAACAGATACTACAAGCATGGGACAGAACAGAAAAAGCCTTGAATCGGGCAAAACAATCGAAAAACATAAATAATGAAGACATCAAAGCCATTATCGACAAGCTCGAAGGAGACATCAGAAACATCGAGAAGCTCGCGGAAGCCATTGATGTTCTCAAACAGCAACGCATTTCTCGTCCGTCTACTGGCCAAGAAGCAACGACAGCAGTATCAGGCACAAGCCAAGCCGATTTGATGTCCCAAATGGAGGCCGAGGCTAGGGCAGCTGGAGCGAAACGCAGAGTGTCAAGCATTGGTGCGCCAAGTCGCAGATTGGCAACACCGAGCATTTCCGAGTCTTATCGCAGGACTGGTAAAGAATATCGCAACCCAGCTCTTGCCAGAAGCATTTCTCTTGCTATAAGTGGGCAGTCGCAAGAACGCGACCGAAACAAATGAGCGACGAAGACCTATCAGCGATTGATAGTAAAGAGGCGATGAAAGAGTTCTTCCTTGAGGTCAAGGAAAGGGCTAAGCAATTTCCTCGGAATACTATCGAGAACTACAACCCGAATGTGGCGGCACAGATCCTCTGGATGCTGGCGCAGGGTGGGCGTATCAATGCTATTGCCAAGAAGTGCAAGGTGACGCATGAGACTGTTCGTGCGCTGGAGTGGAGGCATAACGACACGCTGGAGTCAAAGCGTAAGGAGTTCTCTAAGCGATACGCCATTGCTGCGGCTGAGTACACCGACCTGTTGTTTGAGA